GATGCTCCACAGTTCCAAGGTAAGTCTGACGACGAAAAGAAAAAGATGGCTATAGCTGCATTCATGGCGGCTAAGCAAAAAGACGGTGGCGACGATAAGGAACCACAAAAGGATGAAAGCTCAAAGGCGGCCTTAATGAAGAAGCTTGCTAAATCGGCAGCCTCTTCCGAAAAAGGTAAAGCAAAAGTAACTTTGAAAAAGGCTCCTTGGGATAAGAAGAACGAATCGGTTCAAAAGGGAACTCATATTTCAGACGATCCAAAGGCTATGGCTAGAATAGAAAAATTCTTCAAAGGTTTGAAGCATCAGCCCAAAGGCAAAGATATGAAAGATATGTTTGGGTTCATGATGAAACAAATGGGTTATAACTCCAAGACCGGCCTTAAAGAAGATATGAACGAAAACGAAGATCTAGCAGAAGCTCCTGGCAAATATACAAAAAGAGGTGATAAAGAGCTGTATCAATGGGGTGACATCAATCAAGCTTTGATGTCTGCCGGCGCTAATATGCGAATTATCAGCAATGTATTGACTAAGCTTTCAAAGAAAGAAGTTGGTTTACACGAAGATCTAGCAGAAGCAGCCCCTAAGATTAAAGGTCCTTCCGTAAAAGGTGGAAAGATCATGGGAGTGCCAGGAAAAAAGCTAGGGCAGAAACTTGACATCGAGCCACAAGTTAGTGGTCTGAAATTGATGTTCAGAGTAACGAGTGACGATGGTTCGTTTAAGACCGTTGATGTTGCTGGTTTAGCTAAGATGGTAAAGTAATGAAGTCTTTTCTAGATTATACTAAGGAAGGTTCAGAAACCTGGGAAGCAGGTTACAAGAGAAGAGTCGTTAAGACTACGAAACCTGAACATAAAGAGAAGGGGCTTAACTGGAGGATCAAAGGTAAGGATCGTCCGGAGATATCTATAAAGCTCTATAAAGATAAGCCATCGCAGCAAGAATTTAATAAACAAATGAAGCGCGTGGCAGGTCATGAGTTTGGAGGCTAAGGTGAAAAAATTCAATAGTTATAATCAAGACGTAGTGGATCAATACTGTGAAGAGTGTGATCTTTACGAGAATCTTGAAATCACTGAAGCCGAATATCAGGGTAAGAAAGTTAAACTAAATGATCCGTTTAGAACGTCGGGTGGTCCTAAAAAGTTTGCAGTATACACTAAGAACGATAGTGGTAATGTTGTTATTGTACGCTTTGGTGACCCTAAAATGGAAATCAAAAGAGACGACCCAGCTCGTCGAAAGTCTTTCCGTGCCAGACATAACTGTGACAATCCTGGACCAAAATGGAAAGCCCGATACTGGAGTTGTTACCAGTGGCGAGGCGGAGCAAAAGTAGATAACTAGGGGATTAACTACCATGGCAACTAAACGCGAGCAAGAACTGCTCACAAAACTATCAGACAAATTTGATGTACACATGGAACAAACCGCCCATGATCAAAAGAGAATGATAGTGATGGAAGAGAAGCTAGATAAACTAGCCGACGCTGTTGTTTCCATCGCAAGAGCTGAAGAAAAGATTTCTGTTCTCATTGAGGATACGCGTGATATAAAAACTAGCGTGGATGAGAACACTAAAAAGATCCATGAACTTGAACTAACTTCGTCAGCCAACTCTGCTGATCTGAAAACATTAGGCAAGTTCTTCTGGATGGTCGCTGCGGCGGCAATCACAATCTGTGCCGGAGCAATATCAATGGCACTTGGAATACTAGAGTAATTAAAGGAGCACTCAAATGTCGCTAGACAACGAACTTAAGAGTATCGCTCAAGCGTATTTGAGCATGCTTGACGAAAAGAAAATGGCCAAAGAAAATGATGATGAGGACAAGGTTGATTGTCCTAAGTGTGAAGGCAAAGGATGCGATCATTGCGATGACAAAGGTTATCATATGAAAAAAGATGAAGCAATGGATCCTGTCAACAAAAAGGCCGTTAAAAAAGATTTTGACGATCGTAAAGATAAAGACATCGATAACGACGGAGACGTCGATGATTCTGATGAGTATCTTCACAAGCGTCGTAAGGCAATATCAAAATCAGTCAAGAAGGAATCCTATGATTGGGATACTATTCTTGAGATGAGCGATGACGAACTCGATGCATTTATCGATAGTCTTCCAGAGTCTGCAATTGATCAACTCACGAAAGAGTTTGAAGCGATCAGTGAAGCAGCTTCCGCTCAGATGAAACCAAAGCCTGAGGATCAAGAGAAGCTTGAACCACGCGCAGCTGGTGAAAAGGATTTTGCCGATAAGCATAAGGTTGACGTAAAGGATAATCCTGAGACTAAAAAGCAGGATGGTTCTGAAAAGGTTAAACAAGCTGCTGGTCGTAAAGGCGATAAAAGACTAAAGGACGTTCGTAAGTAACCAATAAATATCAGTATAATGATATTATTGAGGTTACGCAATTATGAAGTCTTTTGATGAATTGAATGATGAAAACTTTTTGGAGTTTGCTGCAAAGTATTATAGTAATCCGCAGTGTACTTCAGAAGAAGAGTTTTATGATGACTTAAACCGTTTTAAGTATTTGAAACGATTGATGAAAAGGTATTTTGACAAGGGGGATCTGCAGGAAAGATTGATACTAAACCACATTATTATACTATACAATGTGTTTGGTATTCCTGCAGCAAACCGCATGATGTTCTATAAGTTTGAACCTCATTGCTGGCCCCTTATTAAAACCTTTCTTATCTTTCTTCATTACCTTAAGACGAATGAGTATAACGACATTCCTCTTGACGAAAATGTTATAGAGGTACTAAGGAATCTATAATGGGCATTGTTTCTAGAGCAGCAGATGTATATTACACATACAGATTCATTCGCACGTTGGTCACACCGTGGGAAGAACTGGATGCCTATAAGTTAGGTCTTATTGACGGAAACGGAAAGAACCTAAAGAAACCTTCTACGTCTGAGGAAAAGGATTCATACAGCGTATTCTTTAGACTCGTATTTAATATCAAAAGAATTTTAGAAAAGTTGCCGTTCGGTAAGAGTCGTATCTCTTCCTATGCCGCAGCTTTGTTTTTGCTCAAGGAACACACTAAGATGTCCGATGAGCAAATGGCCCATGCTTTTGCCGAGGTAGGAATAGACATTGATAGTCTACTTGCTGAGGATAACGCGTGGCACGTACAAGAGAATAACACACTATCTCCTGGTGTGTTTAAGTTGGCGCAGGATATCGCTAGTCCACTGACTGGTGAAATGATTGCTCGTAAAGGAACTACTGTTTTAGTTGACGAAGGGACAGAACCGTCAGGTCTTGTCTTAGGCGAAAGTATATATAAAATTAAGCATGTTCAAACTAAGCAGGACATATTTGTATCTTCCGGAGACTTGTTGCGATGAAAAATTTTAGCTTTTGGGTAGCTACTATGGATGAAGAATTACAAGAAGCTGCTGCTCCTCGTTGGAAAAGAGCTGGTCCTAATGGCGAAATACAAGCTACTATCGGTGGAAAGAAATATCAAATAGAAAAAGCACTAGACCACAACGAACGCCATAAAGGCGAGTGGAAAGTTATGGTTTGGGATAAGCGTAGACGAGACTGGGAGTGGGAAACCACTGAGTACAGTAAAGCCAACGCTAAAGCTTGGATTATGGATAGACTAAAAGAAGAAACCATTGATGAAGATAGTCCTTGCTGGGACGGTTATAAGCAAGTCGGTACTAAGAAAAAGGGAAAAAGAACAGTTCCCAACTGTGTACCAGAAGATGCACCCGTAAACGCGGTCGGTACGGACGGTGGCGTTGATCTGAACCCAACAGGTCGCCCCGTGAAAATGGATCGCAGGTCTAGGTGGGACGTGAGCAAGTTGTTCCGTCGTGCAAATGGACCTAAAAAGAAACAGGAGAAATAGAATGATTGACGTACTTATCTGGGTAGCAGTTGGCGCATTTATCGGTTGGAACTTTCCTCAACCGTTTTGGGCAAAGGCCATCCAAAATAAAGTTATGAGCGTTCTTAAAAGAGACGTATAATGTTTGGTGGATTGAAGGTTTATTTGATTATGGGATCAGTGTTGGCGACGGTTGCCGTAGGTGGTTACTTTTACTATAAAGACACTCAGGCTCAGATCAAACTACTAACTGAAAACGCAGCAAAACTAGAAACAGCAGTTGACGCCCAGGAAGTCGTAATAGACCAAATGGAACAAACTGCGGCAAGGCAAGCTGAGCTAAACACTCAGCTTAACGAGTCTTTACAAGCAGCAGAATCCTATCAGGATGAGCTATTGAATAAACTTCAGGAACACGACCTTACTCGCTTGGCGATTCGTAAACCTGGACTAATCGAAAGTAGAATTAATGATGCAACCAAAAAACTATTTGACGATCTCGAGTCTGCTACTAGCAACTAGTGTACTCGGTGGCTGCGCACTGTTCTCTCCACAAGAGAAGATAGTAACCGTACCTCAGATCATAGAAAAAGATATCCCATTGGCTGATAGACCAAAAGGTCTTTCTTTGGCCGACGTTGAGTTTTTTGTTGTCACCGCCGAGAACTATGATGAGTTCGAAAGTCGTTTTACGGATGAGAACGGCCAATTGGTATTCGTTGCTATGTCAGTCCGCGGCTACGAGGCAATGTCCTTGAACATGGCCGAACTTCGTAGGTACATACTTCAGCAAAAAGAAGTCATTGTTTACTACGAAAATTCTTTAGAAAAAAATACGAAAAAAGACACACAATAGGGTTTACATCCTAGCCTTTTTGTGGTATAATAGTCTTATCATTTAGAAAATTGGAGTCACTTGATGGCAGATAATATTTTTGTTACTAAAAGGGACGGCCGAACTGAGCCGTTCGACCTTGATAAAGTCCATAAAGTACTCGAGTGGGCAACTGCAGATATCACTGGCGTGTCTATATCAGAGATTGAAATCAAGGCAAATATTCAGTTATACGATAAGATCCCAGCCTATGACATTCATGAGCTTTTAATCAAATCGGCGGCAGAGCTGATATCTGATAGAACGATTAACTATCAGTATGTTGCCTCACGTCTAATTAACTACAAGTTGCGTAAAGAGGTCTATGGTCAATACGAACCTTGGCCCTTAGCTCAACTTATCATTGAGAACGTATCCCGTGGTGTATACGATGGATCCATCATGGAGGAATATACCCGTGATGAGATAGATCAATTAGGATCATACATCAAACACGAACGTGACGATATGTTTACATTTGTTGGTATGGAACAGTTCCGTGGCAAGTATCTCGTGCAGGACCGTAGGACCAAAGAATACTACGAAACTCCGCAGATGCTGTATATGATGATTGCGGCCACACTGTTTATAAACTATCCAAAAGATACCCGTATGAAATAGGTGAAGGAGTTTTATGATGCAATCTCACAATTTTACATTTCTTTACCGACTCCAATTATGGCTGGCGTGCGTACACCTACTCGTCAGTTCTCGTCATGTGTCCTTATTGAAAGCGGAGATAGCTTGGATTCAATCAACGCCACGTCGACGTCGATTGTTCGGTACATTTCTAAGAAGGCTGGAATCGGCATTGCCGCAGGCAGTATCAGAGCACTCGGAGCTAAGATTGGAGATGGTTCGATTGTACACACAGGACTTATCCCTTTTCTTAAGTACTTCCAGGCTGCGGTCAAATCGTGTAGTCAGGGAGGAGTGCGCGGCGGTGCAGCAACTGTATATCTCCCAATCTGGCATTTAGAGTTCGAGGATCTTGTAGTACTTAAAAACAACAAGGGTACCGAAGAGAACCGAGTCCGTCATATGGACTACGCGTTTCAGTTCAATAAACTGATGTATGAAAGGCTACTATCAGGTGGTAACATTACGTTCTTTTCGCCTGATGATGTTCCTGGACTATACGAAGCATTCTATGCGGACCAAGACAAGTTTCGTGAGTTATACGAAAAGTATGAGCGCAAGACATCCATTCGTAAAAACTCTATGCCAGCGATTGATGTCTTTAGTCAGTTCATCAAGGAGAGAAAGGACACTGGTAGAATCTACCTAATGAATGTCGACCATGCAAACGATCACGGCGCGTTCAAATCAGACCTTGCTCCAATCAGGCAGTCAAATCTATGTTGTGAGATTGATCTTCCAACTAAACCATTAAACTCAGCAAACGACGACGAGGGTGAGATCTCGCTGTGTACGTTATCAGCAATTAACTGGGGACTCATTAATGAACCTAAAGACTTTGAAAAATACTGTAATCTCGCCGTTAGATCGCTGGATGCTCTTCTCGATTACCAAGCTTATCCTGTTAAAGCAGCCGAAGTTTCCACACGGAACCGTCGTCCTCTTGGGATTGGTATTATTAACCTTGCTTACTTTTTGGCGAAAAGAGGATTGGGATATAACGAAGAAGCATTGGCCACTATTGATGAATACGCTGAGGCATGGTCATATTACCTAATCAAGGCATCTGCTGATTTAGCAGCAGAGCAAGGATCCATTCCATTGATCAACGAATCAAAGTATGGTGACGGAGTTCTTCCTGTTGACACCTATAAGAAGGATGTTGATGAACTCGTCAAACCTAAACAGAGAATGGATTGGAAAGGTCTACGAAAGCAACTGAAAACATCAGGCATTCGTAACTCTACTCTGATGGCGTTGATGCCAGCAGAAACATCTGCTCAGATATCCAACTCCACGAATGGTATTGAACCACCTCGTGCGTTGGTATCGTATAAGCAGTCAAAGGATGGTGTAATGGCTCAGGTAGTTCCTGGGTACCACCATCTTAAAAATAAGTACGATCTGCTGTGGGATCAAAAATCTCCACAGGGTTACCTTAAGATTTGTGCAGTACTACAGAAGTATATCGATCAGGGAATATCCGTGAACACGAGTTATAATCCTGAGCACTTTGATGAAGGTAAGGTACCTATGTCTGAAATGATTAAAGACATTGTTACTTTTTACAAGTATGGTGGTAAGCAACTATATTATAACAACACTTACGATGGATCCGGTGAGTTCAAGGAAGAAGCATTAGTGGAACTTGAGTCAGCCGCAATAGATGATGAGCACTGTGATAGCTGCGTCATATAAGGAAAGCACATGTCAGTATTTCAAAAGAAGAAAAAATCTCACCTTGAGTCAATGATGTTCTTTGACGAGCCCGTGGATGTGGCTCGTTATGATCAATTGCGTTATCCTACATTGGATAAGATTACCGATAAACAGTTAGGTTTCTTTTGGCGACCAGAAGAGGTCGACGTATCAAAGGACAAGGGCGACTTTGCCAACCTGACTGATAACGAAAAACATATCTTTACATCGAACCTTAAACGGCAGATCCTATTGGATTCCGTTCAGGGTCGAGGACCAACCGAAACGCTCATGCCGGTTGCGTCAGTTCCAGAGATTGAGCCGTTGGTTATGGCGTGGGCATTCATGGAGACTATTCATAGTCGTTCTTACACGCATATCATTCGTAACGTATATCCAAACCCAAGTCGTGTCTTTGACGAAATGTTGGATATCCAAGAGATCGTTGATTGCGCAAAGGACATTAGTCGATATTATGATGAATCGATAGAGGCCTCAAAGTGGTGGGAACTACTCGGTGAAGGCACGCATACCGTTAATGGTAAAAAGGTCGAAGTGGATCTATACGAACTAAAGAAAAAACTATGGATGGCTCTGAACTCAATTAATGTTTTAGAAGGAGTACGATTCTATGTTTCGTTCGCTTGTTCGTGGGCTTTTGCAGAGCTTAAGAAGATGGAAGGCAACGCCAAAATCATCAAGTTCATCGCAAGAGATGAAAACACCCACCTCGCCGCCAGTCAAACAATCCTCAAAGCCCTCCCGAAAGACGACCCAGACTTCGAAAAAATCAAAGAAGAAACGTCCGACGCGGTAATTCAAATGTTCGTTGATGCAGTCGAACAAGAAAAGCAATGGGCTGATTATCTGTTCAAGGACGGATCAATGATTGGCCTTAACGCTAAACTCTTATATGATTATATAGAATGGATTGCGTGTAAGCGCATGAAAGTGTTAGGTTACACCTGTCCGTACTCTCCTGGTCAATCAAATCCATTACCGTGGACTGAAAAATGGATTGGCGGAGGAAACGTTCAGGTGGCACCACAAGAAACTGAGATCAGTTCTTATGTTCTTGGCGGGGTTAAACAGGATGTATCTGAGGATACTTTTAAGGGATTATCACTATGAACATTACTATCTATTCAATGGATGGGTGTGGTCACTGCGTTGGTGCAAAGGCCGCACTCACTCTTAAGAACATTGATTTTACTGAAGTCAAGGTTCCACACGATATGACTACTGCAGCCTTCGTTGAGAAGTTTCCTATGGCAAGATCGATGCCACTTATCTTTGATGGCGACCACCTGATTGGTGGTCTTCAAGAACTACAGTCCTATCTACTCTCAAAGGAGTTAGAGGGCGTTACGATATGAGCATCACTAAGGAATGTTTTGCTTGTGGGGTTAAGTTTAGTATTAAGTTTGAGGATGATGAGGCAGAACTAAATTTCTGTCCTCATTGTGGTGAAGAGGATTTTGAGGAACTACAGTTCGAGGATGATCCTGACTATGGAGACTGGGACGAGGAGTAGCATATAAATAGTCTATATTGAATAAAATATGGACTAAGTATGAATTGGTTATATGAAGGCGCGGAGTACGAACTACCAGAAGGCGCTGACCATTCGGATATTTACGGGTTTGTTTATCTTATTACTAATATCGAGAATGGCCGCAAGTACATTGGAAAAAAGTTCTTTTGGCGCAAGAAGATCCTTCCCATCACTAAAACTCGTAAACGACGAAAACACACCCAGGTCGAATCCGATTGGAGAAGTTACTATGGGTCGTCGGAAGAGCTCAATTCAGACATAGAAAAATACGGCAAAGACAACTTTCGCAGAGAGATACTACACATCTGCAAAACCAAAGGCGAGTGTGGTTATCTGGAAGCAAAGGAGCAATTCGTGAGAGATGCATTGCTAACAGACGAATACTACAACACGTGGATTCAAGTTAGAGTAAGAAAAAATCATATTAATGGTTTACATCTTAAGGAAAATGGTGTATAATAGTACTATGAATGATAACGTAATACCTTTCCCTGTGGTACATAAGTCTGAGGAATCAGTCGAATTGGCCCTTGACATATTTGAAGGTATAGCCGAATTCTTAGATGATGAAGGCTACGACATAGATGATATGAAGGATGATCTGAACGTCATCTGCAATATGATGGTAGCAGCCATCACCCGACAGGCTGGAAATCCGCATTTCCTACATGAGGTATTGGCGGAACTACATCAGACCTTAAAAAAACTCGTAGAGGATAACCAAGAAGATAATGATAGTAATTGATTATAATGGAATCGCCATAGCTGGCGTTGTGGTACAAAAACTAGAGATCAATGAGGACCTTATACGTCACATGATTCTCAACTCAATTCGAATGTATAACAAAAAGTTTCGTAGTGAGTACGGCCAAGTAGTTATCGCGTGTGATGCGCGGACATGGCGTAGGGATTACTTCCCTAACTATAAATTTAAGCGGAGAGAAAACCGTGACGACTCAGCAGCAGACTGGGATGAGATCTTTCGTATCATCAATCAGGTCAGGGATGAGATCGCTCAAAACTTTCCTTATAAAGTTATTCATATTGACGGCTGTGAGGCTGACGATATCATTGGTGCTCTTGCTTATGAGACTCAAGAGTTTGGTAAACACGAACCAATGATGATCGTTTCATCCGACAAGGATTTCATTCAGCTGCAAAAGTTTAGTAACGTTAAGCAGTTCAGTCCAATGCAAAAGAAAGCAGTGACTGATAAGAACCCAAGACATTATCTATTCGAACATATACTGAAAGGAGACTCAGGTGATGGAGTCCCTAATTGTCTCAGTCCTGATAATACTTTTGTTGATGGTATACGACAGTCGCCAGTGACTAAGAAAAAGATTGAACATTGGCTAGAACATGCAGAGGATCTGCAGTCCGTTATGGACGAGAACACTTATCGTAATTACGTTCGCAACAAGAACCTAATCGATCTGTCCTGCACACCTAGTCATATAAAAGAAGCAATTATAAATAAGTTTGAGGAGGATCCTATTGGTCTCAAAAGGAATGTCCTAAATTATCTTATTAAGAAACGTTGCAAAATGCTAATAGAATGTGTTGAGGAGTTTTACTAAAATGGCAGTGAATAAGTTGACTGGACTAACAGTCCATGAAATCCTAACTAAAGCGGGTGAAGCACCTACCCGTGTTGACAAGGTTGAAGTACTTCGTGAGTACAATACCCTTGCTCTTAGGGATGTTTTGAAGGGTGCATATGATGACGAGGTTGAATTCATTCTTCCTAAAGGTGAGCCACCATACACACCTGCTGATGAAAAAAGTGTTCCCTCGAATCTTAATAAGCAAACGAAACGGTTTCGCTATTTCGTTAAAGGCGGCCCAGGCGAGTCGCTCCAACCCGTAAAGGTAGAGATGATGTTCGTCAAGTTGCTTGAGGCAATCCACCCTAACGATGCGCAGCTTGTTATTAAGATGAAGGAAAAGGACCTAGCTGGTGCCTATAAGGGAGTTACCAAAAAGCTAGTGTCAGAAGCTTTTCCGGGCCTAATCGTTAAATGATGTAAAAATATAAATACCATTATGGTAAGAAAACATTATCATTCAACTGAAAGCTCTAAGATCGTTCTACGGTCCTAGGGCTTTTTCACTTTTTGGAGCTATCACACAACGGAGGAACCTAACTATATCTCGGCAACGACCAATCACTAACAAACGGAGAGATGACGAAATGTATGGATCTCAAATAGAAAGATTGAAGCGA